CAGGAGAGCGACACCGACGGCAGCTATGCCGACGTGACCGGGCTGGTCTATGGCACGTCGGTCGGCATTGGCGGAACCACATCGGCCCTGCCCAGTGCGACCGATGACAACAAGGCCTTCGTCTTCGAGGTCGATCTTCGCGGACGAAAGCGGTACTTCGATTTGGTCGCGACCGCTGGCGATGGCTCGGCGGGAACCTACATGACGGCGTTCGCCCTGCTCTCTCGTGCCAAGGACTACCCGGTCTCGGCGACGGAGCGAGGCTTTGCCAACATCCTGCGAGTGCCCGCCTAATGAAGGTGGAACTGCTCAAGGGGTGGCTCGGGCACAAGCCGGGTAAGGTGATGCACATGGCCGATGGTGTGGCCAATCTGCTCATCCGCCGGAAGATGGCCCGACTTGTCGAAGACGTTGTTGAAACCGCAGACGCTCGCCCAGTGATGGAGCGGCGTCGTAGCCGAGGGAAGTAAGATGCCCTGGAATCGAGCTCAACCACTGGTCTCAATGGATGCTGTCAGGCACGCTTGGCGTGTGTCTGTTGGCCCAGTGGTCGAGCCGGTTTCGGTGGAGGATCTCAAGCTTCATGCTCGGATTGACTCGGGCTTCGAGGATTCCAAGCTACAGTCGTATCTGACTGCGGCTCGGACCATGTTAGAGAAGGACACGAGACGCGCGTTCTGCACGCAGACCGTCGTCGTGTCGATGGATTTTCTGCCGACCTATATCGTGCTGCCCGTTGCTCCCGTGCAGAGCATCGCATCGATCACCTATTACGATTCGTTGAACGTACAACAGACTCTCGCACAGACCGAGTACGAGAGCGATCTTTACGCGGAGCCCGCGTTGATCCGGCCCGCATTTGGCAAGACTTGGCCGACGACCTACGAGCGATTCAACGCGGTCGAGCTCACCGCAGTCGTGGGCTACGGTGCTGCGTCGGCTGTGCCCGAGGATGCGAAGCAGGCCATCCGCATGTTGGCCGCGCACTGGTACGAGCACTCAGAGACCGTCATCGTCGGGACCATCTCGAAGGAGATCGACCTTAGCTACGCTGCTCTCGCGGGTCGCCTGAAGTGGGGGGACTACGCATGAGGGCCGGAAAGCTGAGCAACCGCGTCGAGGTGCAGCGACTCGTCGGGACCGTGAACGCGGCGGGACAACTCGACGAGACAACGGCGGCGAACTGGCAGACGTTCTGTTCTCGATGGTGCGAACTCATCACCCGAGGATCTCGCGAGTTCTTCCGTGGGGTCGAGGTGGCGGCGGACATTACGCACCAGGTGACGATGAGGGCGGACCCCGAGAGCAAGTCGTTCACGCCGAAGCAGCGGTTACGTCTCGGCTCGCGTGTGCTGTCGATTGCGTCTCCCCCGCTGGATGTGGACGAGGGCGGCGAGATGGTTCGCTTCCAGGCTATCGAGGTGCCGACCGATGGCTAACTGGTGGGGCGATGGCCCGAAGCCAACGAAAGCCCAGATTGCAGCACGGGGCAAGGCTAAGCGGGTCTCGGGCGCGAAGTTCAAGCAGACCATTGGGCTTGCAGTCGCCAAGGAGTTGGGCGGAGCGAAGGCACTGCGGAAAGCCATCGGTCGCATCAATGACAAGGTGCGGCAGCGAGTCATCGAGAAGGCGTTGCGGAAGGCGTTGCGAGTCTCGCGTCGTGGTATCAAAGCACAGATTCCCGTGATGCAGAAGTGGGCGAAGCCTCTCGTGGGAATCTTCGTCGGGGCCACGAAGGCGAAGCAGAAAGTGTGGCAGGCTAAGACCGGTCTCGGCGTTGGCAAGCGAACCGAGAAGACGCGGAAGGCACAGCGGACAGGCAAGAACACATACACCACCCGCAAGGGCGAGACCAAGAACAAGGGCGTCGGAATTGCAGCGGCCAACATCCATTGGGCTGTCTTGGGAACAGCAGACCGCACCGACTCGAAAAACCGATTTCTCGGTGCGATGCCACGCATGATTCCCGACGCGGTTATCAATGGCTGGAAGGGATCGCAAACGGAGATGATGAACGTCTTCAAGATTGCGATTCAAGAAGGCATTGATAAGGCGGTGGCGCAGGAGGCGAAGAAGAGTGGCAATTGAAACCGGACTCCGCACGCTGCTCCTGGCTCAGTCGTCTATCACGACGTTGGCACCGGCACAGACTGTCGGCGGTGTGTCGTTCCCGGCGGTGTTCCTGGACAATCCGGCGGAGGGCATGAAGCCTCCATTCATTCTCATTCAGCAGACCGGGCACGATCCCTACAAAAGACTCGACGGCACAGGCGGCACGCTGCGTCTGTCGGAGATCGACATCGACAGTTACGCGACCAGTCGGCCCGGGGCAATCGCATTGAGTAACGCGGTCGAGGTGTTCTTGCGTGACTATGTCGGGGCAGCCGGGGCAAGCGACACCGTCAACGCAGTGCTTCACGACAGCACACTCGATGACATCGTGACCCTCGGGGATGGCCGCGACCAGCGGCATTACGTTCGTTCGTTGTCTTTCAGAATCCAGCACACATGAAAGGAGGTGGCCCTTGGCTATCGTCAAGTGCAAGGGAACCAAGTTGCAGCACACGGTGGCGGCTTCGCTCGTGGACATCGCGCAACTGTTGAGCATCGAGCACAGCGGGTCTGGCTCCGAGACCTTCGAGTCTACCACGCTCGACGGCTCGACCTACAAGACGTTCGCCCCGACCGGCTACAGCAACCCAGGCGAGGTGTCCGCTGAGTTGTTCTACGATCCGGCGTTGTCCGGCCATCAGGCAATCACGGACCTGATCGCGACTCCCGCTACGAATGCGATGAAGCTGATCTACGCCGACACTGCGGCGACGAACCAGTCTTTCACGTCGGCTGGCGTGCAGTTCGGGGCGACCGTCGATATGGGCGACGGACTCAAGGGCAACGTCACTTACACCGTCACTGGCGACCCGGGCTGGCCTACCTAATGAAAGCCAAGCTACTGCGTGATGACATCGAAGTCTCACCGTCTGCGGTCCTGTCCGAAGAGGAGAAGGCCCAGACGGTCGAGCGGGTGATTCTGCGGAATGGGCAGAATCGGCCCGTGACATTCTGGAAACAAGGTGCGATCCTCGACCGGCCCGACTCGTTCATGTTGGTCCGCATGGGGATTGCCGAAGCGGTGGACGACGAGTGCAGGCAGCGGGCTTCGATGTCTGCTGCCGAGTTCGCCAAGGCGCAGCACGCCTACGCGCGATTGAATGCGGGCATTCATCCCGATGACTTCCCCCTGTTCGACGCGGGGATCATCCTCGGCTACTTGCCCGACGGAACTTACAAGCCCGGTCCCAACTGGGACCAGATGCCCCAAGACGGTGACGACGATGAGTAGGAAAGCTCTCCTGAAGCGAGTGCCCAAGCGTGTCGAGATCAACGGCGAAGCGGTCTATGTGCGGTCGCTGACGATTCGCGAAGCCCTCGCGTTCGATGAGGCGGCGAAGGCCAATGAGCAGAGCAGCTTGCGTTACTTGGTCTCGACCTGTGTCGTGGATGAGTCGGGCGCGCAAGTCTTCGCTGCTGACGACGACGCCATCGGAGACATCCCGGTGGATGTGGTCAAAGAGATTGCCGACGCGGTGCTCAAGGTGTCGGCTCCCGGCAGTGTGGAGAAGGTCGCAAAAAACTAGCTTCCGACGATCTGGTGCTGTGGGTCATGCGACTCGCGGCGGCAGATCGTCGGTTAGCGAAGTGGGAGGAGTTGCTTGACGAGTTGACCCCCCGGCAGGCCACTGTTCTTCAGGCGTTCCACCAGCTAGAAGGATTCGGCGAGTCCCGCGAGGATCGGCGGGCGGCTGTGTCTGCGTCGGTGATTGCGTCATCGATGGGGGCGAAGGTCAGCACTGGCAAACTGTTGGCGGCAATGAGTCCGGCGAATGCACCCAGGGCGAAGGCCATGAGTCCCGACGAAGTGGCCCGTGGCATGTCTCGATTGAGGACTGACTGATGGCGGTGATCGGGAATCTTGTCGCCAACATCTCGGCGAACGCGACCGGCTTCTTTACGGCCATGTCTGCGGTCGGGTCGGTCATTGAGTCCACTGGCAAGGCTGTCGGCTCGGCTGCCAGTGGCATCGGGAACGCGATGGGCTCGATGGCAAGCAACGCGGGCAGTGCCTCGGCATCAATCATTCGGTCGATGGGCTCGCTGACTGCGGGAGTTGCTCGGGCAACCGGCACCCTCGGGACCGCGTTCGCGAAGTCGTACAACGACACACGCGTTGCGTCTGCGAAGATCAGGGCGGTGCAGGAGAAGACGGCGGCTCAGATCAACAAGATGCAGGCCAAGAACGTCAAGGCTGGCGTCTTCGGGGGGATGGTTCAATTCCACGTCCTGGCGGCAGGCGTGCGGACTGTAACCAATGCCGTGAGCGGTTCGCTGTCCGCGTTCCGCGAGAGCGAGAAGGCAGGGAAAAAGCTCGACGCGGTACTTGCGGCGACTGGTGGCGCGGCAGGTGTCAGCGGCGAAGAGATCCGCAAGATGGCGGGTGACCTCCAGTTGGTCACCAACTTCGAGGACGACGCGACCATCAACGCGGCTGCACTCCTCGCGACGTTCACCCAGATCAAGGGCGACACGTTCCAGTCGGCGATTGTTGCTGCTCAAGA